TTAATAGAATTAAAATGAAACAGTTTTTATCTTTCCTTTTAATTTGGATAAGCCAAAATTTAGCCATACCTTTTTGGATGGTTGGACACGTCCATTTATCTTTAAACGTTTATCAAGACATGCACGAATTAATCGCTAGTGTAGGTATGAATATTTTAGTAGCGATTGGATTTTTCTTAGATTATAAACAAAATAAAAAATAAAAAAAAATTATGAATCCACAACAACAACAACCCAAATTGAATATCGATTTGAAAAACACAAAGTCGATTGAAACACCTGAGGGAAATAAGATTTTCCAACAAGGTGTACTTCTTAGATCTGTTTCTAAATTTGTAGTAGGAGCTGAAGAAGATGCTGTTTTACCAGTACCTGTATTTTATGATCCTCAAACAGGAAAAATCTTAGAAAGCACTATACCTGCTGAACTAAGAGAAGAGTACGAAAATGATGTTATATAGTGGCTAAAGCTGATATACAAAATACTTTTGGATGGTTGGATGAGATAACTGTAAAGAAATCTCATCCAGATTCCTTTTCTCAAAAATCTTGGGATAATTGGAATAGCTATATGGTACATAGATGGGTTTCTCAAAACCCTAGTTACATAGATATTGTTAATTATGTCCAAAAAATGAATCCCCAAGGTAAAAAAGAAATTTATTCTGTTTATCGTGAACTGATCCCACGAAAAAAACAATGGAATAAGTATATTAAAAACGAAAATAAGAAAAATTATCAAGATTTATCTGAGTACTTAGTTAAATACTATCAATGTTCAGTTAAAGAAACTTATAATTATATTGATATTTTAGGAAAAGATGGAGTAAGATCTATCTTAACTGATATGGGATTAGAAAAAAAAGAAATAATTAAATTATTCAAAAAAGCAAAATTATGAATCATTTGATAGATATGCTTCAAAAATCAGCAGAAGCTGATAAATCAAAAGCATTATTAACTTTGGAATTATTATCAAATCATCCCGCAGGTATTGGAGATCATTCAACAGATGATTTTTACAAAAATGCAGAAGAAGCAGTTACTATGTTAGCTGAAGCTGATGATAGATTAGAAGCAATTGAAAAATATTTAATTAAGAAAAAAGTTATATAAGTGAAAAAAGCTGCAGTAACAGGAGGAGCTGGTTTTATAGGTTCAAATATGGTAGATTACCTAATAGAAAAAGGTATTGAAGTAACTATACTTGATAATTTTAGTACTGGAAAAAGGAAAAATTGTAATCCAAAAGCAACTATATGTGAAATAGACCTAACAATAGATGATTTAGAACCTCATCTAGAGGATATTGATGTAGTATTTCATTTTGCAGCTTTAGCTAGAGTACAACCTTCAATTAAAGATCCATTAACTTTTAATAAACATAATATTGATGGTACCTTAAGATTATTGATGGCTTGCCATTCAAAAGGAGTTAAAAGAGTAGTATACAGTGCTAGTAGTTCTTGTTATGGTAATGTTTCAACATTCCCCACTCCTGAAACTCACCCTACAAATCCATTATCTCCTTATGGGTTGCAAAAATATGTGGGAGAACAATATTGTAAAATGTTTAGTGAAGTATACGATTTAGATACTTGTTCCTTAAGATATTTTAATGTGTATGGAGAAAAAATGAGTTTAGAAGGGGCTTATTGTTTAGCTATGGGGATATTTGCAAAACAAATGTTAGATGGTAAACCTTTAACTATTACAAATGATGGCAATCAACGTAGAGATTTCACATATGTTAGGGATGTTGTTGAAGCTAATTTTTTAGCAGCTACCCACCCTAATGATTTAAAGGGAGAATCTTTTAATATTGGAAATGGAAATAATTTTTCGATAAACGAAATAGCAGATATGTTAGGAGGTGTAAAAACTTATGGGGAAAAAAGATTAGAACCATTTCAAACACTAGCAGATAATAGTAAGGCTAAAAATATACTAGGTTGGAATCCTAAAGGAAATATACAATCTTGGATTAAAAAATATAAAAAAGAATTAGGAATATGAACACAGAAAAAATAAAAGGATTTATAGAAGATGAGATAAATCAAACAGTGGCTATATTTGAGGAAGAATACCCTGAACTATCAAATGAATTTCAAACAATTCAAAAAGAAATGTATGAAACATTTGCTGCAAAACATATGGATTATGGTTTACAAAATATTTCATTAGGTGGAGATCTAACTAAAGAAACAGATAAAAAATTCTCATTAACTGGATTAGCTATCAGATTAACAGATAAAATATCTAGACTAAGAAACCTATTAACAAATGGTAGAAATTTTGTACAAGGTGAAGGAATGGAAGATACGTTTTTAGATGTAGCTAATTACGGGATAATCGGATTACTTGTTGGTAGAGACAAGTGGAAAAAATAAATTGTGGGAAAGAAAAAAATACCTCAAATAGTAAAAGATATAAGAGCACATCAGCATATTGAAATAAACTATGCCTATCAAAAGAATGTCTCTTATTCTCAATTCTCAATGTTCAGAACGTGTCCTAAAAGATGGTCACTCCAGTACAAAGATGGGCTTAAGATGTTTACATCTTCTATCCATACTGTATTCGGAACTGCACTACATGAAGTACTACAATATTATTTAGATGTAATGTATGAAGAAAGTGCTGCCGAAGCTGATAGAAAGAATCTAGTTGAAATGTTTGAAAATGCTCTGAGAGATGAGTATAAAGTTCAATATAAGAAAAACAATAACCAACATTTTAGTACATCTACAGAATTAAGAGAATTTTTTGAGGATGGAGTTAAAATTATTAGAACATTTGCTAAAAAACGAGGCCAACACTTTAGTAAAAGAGGATGGCATTTAGTTGGATGTGAAGTACCTGTTATACTCCCACCAAATAAATTCAATAACAACGTTATATACCAGGGATACTTGGATGTTGTAATGTATCATGAGCCAACGAATACATTTAAAATTATCGATATTAAAACGTCAACTCGTGGATGGAATGATATGGCTAAAAAAGATGAAAGTAAACAATTTCAACTTATATTATATAAAAAGTTCTTTGCTGAGCAATTTAATGTTCCTTTAGATAACATTAATATTGAATTTTTTATTGTAAAAAGAAAAGTGATGAATCATCCTGATTATACAATTCCAAGAATACAAACATTTTCCCCACCATCTGGAAAAATTAAATTAGGCAAAGCAACTACGGCTTTAAATAATTTCCTAGAAGAAGCATTTGATAAAGGAGGACATAGAGATAAAATTCATAGAGCAAATGCCTCAAAGTGGAATTGTACATTTTGCCCATTTTTAAATACTGAACATTGCAGTGAAGGTATAAGTAAATAAAAATACTAATATACGTATATCTTCTTTTATTTTGGTATATGTATATACAAATTAATATAAAATAAAAATTAAAATTATGGCAAAAGATGAAAAAACACTAACAAGTGTAAAAGTTAAAAGTGATCTATTTGAAAATTTCAAAATAGAATGTGTTAAAAGAAAATTTTCTTTCCAAAAACTTGCTGATCGGTCAATTTATTTGTACCTTACAGATGAAGATTTTAGAAAACAAGTATCTAACCACACAGATTTAGAATTATAAGAAAAAAACAAATTAAATGAAACAAAAAGAAGGTTATATTAAACAAGAAGATAGAAAGAAAATTCTACTTCTAACGGATGATATTAGAGTTCATTCAGGAGTTGCTCAAATTGGTCGTGAAATGGTTATAAATACCTCTCATAGATATAATTGGGTTCAGTTAGCAGGTGCTGTTAAACACCCTGAAAAAGGTAAACGATTTGATATATCAGGAGAAACCAATACCCAAGCTGGGATTAATGATTCATCAGTAATTTTATATCCAACAGATGGTTATGGTAATCCTGATTTATTACGTCAGGTTATTAGTGTTGAAAAACCGGATGCAATTTTTCTAATAACAGATCCAAGATACTTTACATGGGTTTTTCAAATGGAAAATGAAATTAGAAAAAATATTCCAATAGCTTATTTAAATATTTGGGATTCATTTCCGGCTCCAATGTATAATAAAGAGTTTTATGAATCATGTGATGCTTTATTTGGTATCTCTAAGCAAACAGTTAATATTAACAAAATTGTTTTAGGAGATAAAGCTGAAGATAAAGTTATCAAATATGTTCCTCATGGTTTAAATAATAAGAATTTTAGATTATTAAAAGAGGAAACAGATGAATTGAAAGAATTTAAGAAATACATTACTAGAGATAAAGAATATGACTTTACTTTACTGTTTAATTCTAGAAATATTAGACGTAAATCAATTCCTGATACAATTTTAGCATGGAAATTATTTATTGATGGTTTAAGCAAAGAAGAAGCAGATAAGTGTTTACTTGTAATGCATACAGAACCTGTAAGTGATCATGGTACAGATTTACCAGCTGTAATTGAATATTTCTTTCCTGAAGGAAGTGAAAACATTGTAATTTCAAATGAAAAATTACCAACTGAAAAAATGAATTTATTATATAACTGTGCAGATGGAGTTGTATTAGCATCATCAGCTGAAGGTTGGGGATTATCACTTACTGAAGCTTTATTAACAGGTACTCCTATTATAGCTAACACTACAGGTGGAATGCAAGATCAAATGAGATTTGAAGATGATAATGGAGAATGGTATACACCATCACCTGAAGTTCCTTCAAACCATAGAAAAACTTACACAAAACATGGAAAGTGGGCTTTACCAGTTTATCCTACTAACTTATCAATTGTAGGTTCTCCTCAAACACCTTACATATATGATGATAGATGTTCATTTGAAGATGTAGCTAACAGAATATCTGAACTTCATTCTATGTCTAAAGAAGAAAGACAAGAAAGAGGAAAAGCAGGATTAGAATGGGCATTATCAGATGAAGCTGGTTTTACATCCGAAAAAATGTCTAATCGTATAGTTGAGGGAATGGATGAATTGTTCAAGGTTTGGAAACCAAGACCTAATTATTATATTCATAGGGATACAGATCATGAACCTCGTAAATTAGAGCATTCATTAATTTATTAAAAAGTTATAAAAAAGAAAAAATGAGTAAAAACACATTTTATGTAAGTTGCCCAATAGATACATATTCAGGTTACGGAAGTCGAAGTAGAGATTATGTAAAGGCACTTATCGAATTAGATAAATATGATGTAAAAATCATACCACAAAGATGGGGTTCAACTCCATTTGGTTTTATCGATGATCATATTGAAGAATGGGGATTTTTAAAAGACCATTTTAATACACAACCTCAATTAACCCAACAACCTGATATTTGGTGTCAAATTACAGTTCCAAATGAATTCCAGAAGATAGGAAAATATAATATTGGTTTAACAGCTGGAATTGAATCAACTGTTTCACCTCATGCTTTTATTGAGGGTTGTAATAGAATGGATTTAATTTTAACATCATCAAACCACTCAAAGAAAGTATTTGAAGATACTAGTTTTACAGTAGATAATAAAGGTCAAAAACATACACTAAGTTTAACCACACCTGTTGAAGTTTTAATTGAAGGTGCTAATCTCCTCTCCCCCCCTCTAT